CTTTTTTTTTCGAGGGTGTCACCTTGCGCGTTTATATCAAGTAAAGACGCGCGCCTATGCACCCGCACGCGCGTGTGTACGCGCGCGCGCGTACACGCACGCACGCGGCTTTCCGCGCACGCGGGTGCAAGCGGTGGACGGTGCTATCGCACCTCTTAAAAAAGGAGGGAGAGCATCTTAAACCCTTCGCTTTATTTGTGGGGCTGTCTTCCTCGGTACCGAACCACATAAGCCAAACATGCTCCGCATATCTCCAAATAAGGAAAAAGACACCACCAGGTAAGCGATGAGTGCCTTTTCCTATGAAAGATTAAGGTGAGTATGAGCTATTTCCGAACGTTCACAACAACGGGGCGCGAATATTGAGAAGCTTGCAAACCGCTTGTATGTCCGCCAGCAGTACGAGCGATAGATGCGATAGAAGTCACTATCGAGGCAATCGCACCTAAACCGTCGGTATGATTCGCAGTAGAAGTACCAGAAGAAGCGGCAGAGCCCGACGGCGTAGACGAGCCGCCCTGACCGTAAGCAAGAGCCGGGTTAAGACCTGCCGCCTTTAAATCAGCGACAGCACGTTGATAGGACGTGTTTGATAAACGCTCCTGAAAATCACGATTTTTTTGAGCTTCACGGGCGGAATACACTTGACTCATTTGCTGAAGCTCTTTTTGCCGATTATAGTCAAGATTTCCAGTAAATGAATTACCAAGACCGCTAAGAAAAGAGCCTTGTGTACCATTTTGAGGATCATCACCGCCAGCAAACCAATCCAATACCGAGTAAGCCATAAACTACCTCCTTTAATGGTGATCGAGAAGTGAAGGCACCGAGTAAGTAGGAAGGCACCGAGTCGCATATTCGTTAATTCGAATATCGAGGATAAATTGAGGCTCGGTTGTAGAAGGAACGGCAAGCGTACGATCTATAAACTGAGGGGTTTCGTTAATAAAAGCCTGGTTAAGAACAGGGGCAGAGCTATATTCATCGCCAAAGTGCCAGATATCAAGGCTGTCCGCAACGGTAGATCTCATCTTACCGCTTACACGGTTAGGTCTATATCTCAAATCTGCCCAGGCCTCCTGATAGCCAAAGACACTATCCCTAGCAGAAAGAGCATAAAGCTCGTTTTGATAGACAGGCTGCTCGCCAATCGATTGAAAGACGGGATCATAATAATCTATACGATTCTGGCGGCGCCAAAAACGCTCCACGCCTTGTTGATAGGTGTGATATTGACGGATACACATAACGCCAATCACAAATCCGTGTTCGACAAAGCCTTTTTTTGCACGAGCGGAGCCCATTGACAACGAATAAGCACCAAGTTCGGCGAGGGGAGATTCAGATGTACCTTGAGAAGTCTGGGGGACCTGTTGAATCGATATAGGATTACGAGATCCGCCGAGGAACTCGGGGCGTTGAAGTCGATAATCACCAGCATCTACGCCAAAAGCTGCGCGAATATACTCAATATAACGACTACCTGAGCGAGCGTCACGCTCCAATTGCTTTTGAAGCTGGACAGAAAGACGCAGATCATTAACCGTGATACCCTGGTCATTGCGGGCAAAGAGGTTATCAAAACCGAGATAAGTAGTAGTCGGAGCGCCAGCAGGAGCCGAGCCGACCAAATAAGAAGAGGCATTCGTAGTCAAGGCCGCGGGGGTAGTTACGGGTGTAGACGGCCCAGCTACAACGACCTTAGTTTGATTAGATATCAGATTTCCAGTCTCTACGTTCACAGGAATGACAGGATACAATTGAGTACCGACGATAGATTGAGCGTTGCCTTTCTGGGGCTCTGGCAAAGCAGAGGTAAAGTAATCATGAACTTTTGCCACTTTTGGAGGCATACCCATATAGTTTGTCACCGACCAGGCATTCGAATTTATAATTTCCGAAGAGGAACCCAAGCCTTTTTGAATCGACATGGGGGGCGCTACATTCTCATCGCGAAACCAATCATTCCATATAAGCGCAAAAGCCCTAAACGGATAAATATTAATGGCGGGCGAATTATTACTGGTAAACTGCATATTCGTCGGAATCCCCATATAATCAGCTATCGAGCCAACAGGGACAGCGGAAGAAGGATAAGAAACAGGAGCTTGAACTGTACCAGCGGGAGCCCAGGCAGATTGAGTGTTTTCACCCATAACCGCTTGCCATCGGTTATCAACAAGACGATTAGGCACAAAAAAGTAGAACATATCCAAAAAACAATCGTCCATTACAGGTTTTAAAAAAGCAGAAGTAGCGCGAACGACCGCTTTCGAATCTATGTCAAAACTATCGCCAGGGTAAATCTCCTGAACGAGAAAAGGAACCAAATCGCCAGCATTTATTGCAGTCTTATGACTGTGAGAAAGGTCGAATCGACTCCGCGAATGTTTAATCGTCGGAACCGTGTTGAATACATAATTATTAGCCATTATCAACACCTACCATAACGACTTCTTTATCCATATAGGAGTCAAGAGCACCCGTATTCACGTTATACTTGCCGAGCTTAACTAGATCAAAGTCAGAATGACGGAATTTAGAGCCGTTCAAAATGCTCTCAAACCACCGTTGAGCACAGCCGTCATTATACTCCAAATGAGGTTCCGTATAAGTACAAGAGATTCGGTCATAAATCGCATAAATAAAATAAATCATTTTTTTTCTCCTTTAAAATTTTGGGCAGAAAAAGGACAATTTTCAGACCCGCACAAATCACATTTTAAAATTTTTCTACAAACGAATACCGCCGCGCGAAATACGACGTGCCAAATTCTTTTTATGAACACGGCTCGCAGTCCTCCTAAACTCGTTTTTATTATACCGACGGGATAATTTATGACGCCTCATCATTTTTTAGTCTCCTCCTTTTTCATCTCCAACGACGGCGATATGTCCTTTTGTTTCTCCGCGTCCGACGGACTCGGCGATACACTCTTTTCATAATGAGCCTCCTTTAATTTATTTAAATTTTCTTTCAAAACCAAAGACCGTTTTTTTACTTCTTCGAAAATATCCTTTACAGACATTTCATCGGAAAGTCCAAATTCTTCACGGTATTTTTCAGCGACAGTATAAAGCTCGCCAAGCTTAGTGAGATCTGAAAGGTCCTCCGTCATATCTGCTATATCATCTGATACAGAAGATATATTGCGCTCTTTTTGTTGAGCATAAGCAACCAAAGTATCATAATCATTGTTGCACAAGCGATCGAGCACTTTTTCAAGAGCACAATCAGCAGAACTCTGAATAGCCAGGAAAGTATCAATCTTACCAGTTATCCGAGGACCTTGTAAATCGTCGTCCCAAGTCCATTCATCTTCTAAGTAAGAAGCTGCAAAGTCTTGTGGAACGCCATACTTTTGCCGAGTGTTCGGCAGTCTAAATGTTATAGACATCTGATATTAATTCTCCTTTGCGATTTTTTCGCCAAAATCCAAATTTATTTACAAAATTCAGCCGACGAGCGACTAAATCTTCCTCACGGGGTGAGGGGAAAGCCCTCAACGCCATAGCGTCCTCAATAGGGGCTATATTAAGCCCTTCACGTTTATACCACCTTTTAAAAACAGGGGGCAAACTTCTTTTTTTTCCCTCTTGATAAATACCACAGGTTTTCACAATCTCATCATAATGTTTAATCGCATAAACATAACCGATCGCAGGTTTACGAGATTGAAGGGTAAAGGCAGGTTTACGTTCTCCAACGGGCATAAACTTCTGCATATACTTGGCGGCATAACGAGCAGAATCACGATTTACTTCACCGACAGACGAGAAGCCTTTCGTCCAAAGCTTTTCGAGAGAAGGCGACCGATAAATAGGATTTTTCCGATTGTCAAACTTTAAAAAATATCTATCGGAAAAAGAATGACCGAATATAATAACGTGATAATGGGGGCGACCGCCTTTTTCGCCATACTCACCACAAGCGAAATAACGTATACGCTTTTTACCGAGAGATTTTCTTAAACGTTTAAGAAAAAGTTGAACTTCACGAACTGCCACTTGATTATCTTTTGGCAAATTCTCATCGTTATACGTTAACGTAATAAAGCAATTTTCACGGTGACAAGAAGCTTCCGCCGCGACACGAGTAGCCCATTGATTCGAGTACCCAATTACGCACTCCACACAAGACCTACAAGGCACTCTTATACTCTTAACTATCTCCCGATCACCGATACGAAAAGTTACTTTTTTGACCAACTCGCCATCAACAGAGAAGGACTCTTGAAGTCCCGCGATCTTAGGATTTAGACACATTTTTAACGTCCTCCAGGTCCCATGGGATTGCTCTATATTCAAGGGGACGAAGATACTGCTTAACGTACTCATGCGCAACCATCAATTCGGCAGCCCTGAAGCTAAAATAAAGGGCATGGCGATGAGTCCAGACGTCAAAATAGCGACTCAAACACCCGTAAAAAAAATTTTGCAAGTCTAGCTCGCTGCTAAAAGTTATTGTGCCAAAAAAGAAGGGAGAAGGGATTTTCTTATCGTTTCTCGCCGCCTTACAAGCTTCCAACGCCTTCTCAAAACTCTCATTAGTAACTACCCAAACATAACGCTGATCTAAACCGTTCATAATATCACCTCATCTTTTCTTTTTGTAACTATAGTATAGCACAAAAAAAATGTTTTGTCAAGGCTTTTTTCGAAAAAAATCTCTTTTTTTTTCGAGGGTGTCACCTTGCGCGTTTATATCAAGTAAAGACGCGCGCCTATGCACCCGCACGCGCGTGTGTACGCGCGCGCGCGTACACGCA